ATTCGCCGTGATGATTTTCATCGTCTGTTACCGCAACAAGTGAGAGAGGAAGCAAATGCAAACTTACATCGTGACCCTATGGAACCCCGAAGACGGCGAGGTATTTCTCGCCGCCGAGGGACAGACGACACCGCATGAAGCGCAAGCGGCGCGGTTCACCGACATTCATCACGCTGAAGCCGCCGCGTCGCGTATCATCGGCGACGGCTGGGCGTATGCAATCGAGGAGGACGAGCTGTGAAACCGACAACGCAAGACCGCACATACTGGCGTGCGGAACGCGCCGTCCGGCTTATCGAGGCCGGCAAGGCGAGCGGACACGAATTGGCAATCGCCCTTGCGGAACGTCTCGAAGACGAGCGGGCGCGGCGCAAAGCACTAGAAGACGAAGGCTGAGACATGGACATTCTTAAGATCGAGACCGACACCATCTGCTCCGACGCGGCGCTGCTGTTCCGCCGCCGCCAGAAGCTGCAACGCGATCTTGCCGAGGTCGAGTCATTGCTGGCCAGCAAGCGCAACGAATACCGCGACAAGATGCGTGTCTTTGGAATGGGCCTCAACCATTTCGAGCAAGCCTGCAAGGCGCGCGGGTTCCTGCTGTGACCGGCGCAGAGTTTAAGGAGACACGAGCACGCCTCGGCTGGTCGCAACAAGAGATCGCAGACAAGCTCGGAGTCAGCGTGCGAACCATTAAATACTATGAAGCCGGGCGCGTCCCTATCTCTAGCCCCGCTGCAAAACTGCTAGGCTTGCTGGCAAGTGGATAAGGCGACACGGGACGCGCGCATCACCCTACTAGTATATCTCGGCCTCTGGCTGATCTATCTGCTCTAACCTCGACGGGCTGGCCTATTGGTCGGCCCGTCTTTATATTGTCCGCCGTTCAACAACCCTCAGAGGAATGACATGGCCGGACATATCAAGCGGCGCACTATCGCCAGCAATCTCGACAAGGTCGGCGAGCACACGCTGCTAGAGAAGATTGCCAGCGGCATGACGATGGCGGGCCTCGCCCGTGAGCTACGCATCAGCAACCTCTCGCTCTATCATTGGATCAAGCAAGACCCCGACAGGCAAGAGCGGTTCCGACAGGCCCGTGCGCTTGCGGCGGATGCTTGGGCGGAAGAGTGCCTCGACATCGCGGATCAAGCGGACGGTGTCACGGCCAACGCTGACAGGCTGCGCGTAGAAACTAGGAAGTGGCTGGCCGGTGTCACCAACCCTGACAAATACAAGTCGGCCCCTGTCCAAGCGGCGGTGCAAGTGAACGTCAACCAGATGCACCTCGATGCCCTCAAGCAGCTCAGCCTTGGCAACGAAGGCACCACCGTTGAGGTCTCTGTACCGATCAAGCAAGTCGCCTCATCAAACCTCGATGTGGACGACTTGCCCGATCCGAACAGCGACGACATCTGGGATTAGCGGCATCTGTTAAGTCGCCGGACGCCTTAACTGCCATCGCCTTAACACTTAACACTTCTCGGCCGAAAGCAATATTATTACTCAAATCCGTGCATGGTTTGGCCGTTCTCGTGCACGGTTTATCCGGCCTCGTGCATGGTTTGGTGCACGGAAAAATGGCGGATTTCTGCCGATGTGCACGGAGTGCATGGTTTAGTCCGGTATTGACCCCCCCAAAAAACTGGTAAGGCGTTCTAAGACGCCCTAACAGAAACGTAGAGGGGTATTAACTCAGACAAACCCTGCACTCCGTGCACATTGGCGGTTTTCTGCGGTTTTTCCGTGCACCAAACCATGCACGGAGCCTCTCAAACCCTGCACGGAGCCGCTCAAACCCTGCACGCGCCCATTTTCGCCCCCGGCCACAAAAAAGGGGGCCGATTGGCCCCCTTTCTCATTCCTCCAACGCCGAGATTAGCCTGTCGAGATACCACCGAGCTTTGTGGAGGTCCTGCACCCCGTTCTTGTATCGGTAGCGCCAGACATACTTCTCGATGTTACCTTTCAGGTAGCCTTGGAACTCTTCGCGGCTCATTGAACTCTCAATCGCCTCGATGCATTCCACGCCCCCTTGCCGGTAATGCTCCGGCCGGTTGACCATATCCGTCACAGAAAATCTCCTTCCTCGTCACCATCATCAAACACCACGCGCACACCGAAGAACTCGGACGCCGCATCCTGCCGCATTGCATCAATCACCATCTCATCTTCCTCGCCGATGAGAAGCTCCAGACCACGGAACACCTTCTTCGTCCGCGTAGCTCTGTCCCTCGCCGCCTCAAAGCCGTGAGATCGCATCTCGGCATTGAACTTGCGCTGGCTCCAGTCCTTGCCCTTGGCCTCGTTGCTCTGCCGCGCCCAGTCCCGGAAGTCATTGAACGCATCGGTCGTCCCCATTTCGCTGTTGGGGTTGACGACGCACCGCTCCTCGATCCACCGGCCGAGAGCATCCTCACCCTCAAGATACTCCTGCGTCGCTCGGACAACCACCTCGGGCGGGTTCAACCCCTCGGCCAGCCAAAGCTTGGCCCCTTCCACCACCCACGCAAGGATGGCCGGGTATTCCTCCTTCAACTTATCCGGCAAGTCTACATCCTTCCGGGCCGGCTTCGTCTCGAACGGGATGAGGTGCATACGCCGCCGCATTGCATCATCCACATTAGTAATCTCCGGCTTCGTATTCCCGGCGATGACGAGCGTGAACTGCGGGTCGAACGTAAACAAGTCCTGCCGCATGAAGCGCGCGCTGATCTTGTCCCCGCCAGTAAGGCTCTTGACCTTGGCCTCGTCCCACTTCCTGCTCGGATCAATTTCCTGCGCGTGAACGAGGCGTGCTCCCATGAGAGCAGCCAGCTCAGTCGGGTGCCGCTGATTGTTCGACGCCAAGAAAACATCCGCGCTGGCCACCGCGGCGTAATCGCCAAGGATAGCACCTACCGCGCCAAGGAACGTCCCTTTGCCATTGCCCCCGGAGCCATGCGCAAACGCAAGCACGTGCTCCTTCACGCTACCCGTCGCCGAGTAGCCCGCGAGCCGCTGCAAATACGCCTTCAACTCCATGTCCCCGTTGCACGCCTCATTCAGAAACGCGTGCCACTGCGGGCAGCCCCGGTCGAAGTCCACCTCGACGGCAGTCACCTTCGTGCAAAGCTTCGAGCGATCATGCGGATGCAACTCGCCCGTGCGCAGATCGACGATCCCGTTCATGCAGTTGAGGATATAAATATCCCTGTCCAACTGCTCCGTCGTCACCTGCATCATCGGGTCCGTCTCGGCGATCTGCGCCACGTTGCGCATCACAGGCCACGACGCCACGCGCGAGGCAACCCTCTCGCCCTTCGTCGCCGGCGTCACCTTCTGCAACGCCTCGGCCGACGCCTTCGAACAAACACTCCGCGTAAACGCCATGTGCCTCTTGGCCACATCACGCCCCCACTTGACCCCGTCCCAAGCAATCCAGCCCAGCCCACCGGCCACATACCGTATGTCGGACACGTGAAGGCGGGCCAGCCGGCTCGCCAACGCGCTGTCCGAATACTCCACCGGCGTCTCACTATCACTCGCCAGCAAGTCCGAGTAATCTTCATCGTCCGGATCAATCGTATCGAACTCCGTGACCTCAGGTTTCAACCCGAACGCCCGCGCCTTGTCCTCGATCCAGTCCCAACCCAACTCATAGGGCGGGTGCATACGGCCGAAGTCCGCCTCGATATTCTCTACCGAATTGACCCCGTCCTCCCACGACAGCGCCCACTCCGTAAACAACGCCAGCGCCTCACTCTCATTGTCCGGGCCAGCCGCAGCCTTGATCGCATACCCCATCCGGATATAGTCGTCCCGATCCGGAAAATGCTCAGACGTGTTAGGGACCATTCTAAGGGCCGCTGAGAGCCTTTCCACGCTCGGAGCTACTAGGGTAGCCTGATTGACGTTCGAACGCTCCACGGCCCTCTCAGCGGCCGTGTCGGCATGAATAATCTCACACCCCGTCATTTCCAGCGTCTCGACAAGGTCCGCAAAGAACTTCTCGACCTGCTCCCTACCCACCTTGCGCAGACAGCGCGGCCCCCGCGCCGTGATATCTTGGTCAAGGGTGTAAGGTTCCTTGGTGACGGGATGCACACCGGCGATCACGTATTGCTGGCCATCGCCGAGAAGCTCGACCAGTTGCTCGACGCCCTTGCCGTCCTTAAACCGCAGCCGCATCCGGCCAATGGCGTCATCGGTGCGATACATGAGGAGCCGCTTAGGCGCCCGGCCGACACGCAGCGGCGCCGCGCCCAGCGCCTTCGTCGCCATGTCCGCGATGATGCGGGCCAAACTCTCGTTCACCACATCAATGTCCAGCGCCGGGTATTTCCCCGCCTTCAGGCCGATGTTGGCGTGGCTGCGGTCCCACCTCTCAATATCGTTAGGTGTCGGATCGTATGTCTGCCACGCGTAGCCACCCCACGTGCCCTGAGCGTTCTGCCGGCCGGGCGCCTTGCCCGCTTGGTCCGCTGCGATCTTCGACAACTCCGACAGCGGAGCAGCAGGCGGTATGACGCTGACTAACTCTTTGAAACCAGCCTCATAGAGCTTCTTAAATGTAAGCATGAAGTCCTCTCGTCTTTGGAAATGCCGGGCAAACTGGCACAGAAAGCAGCCGCATGGCAACACGATTTTTTTTCTTGACTACCTGTGGATGGGTGTGCGAGCGTTAAGGGAGACGAGGAGAAAACATGATTGTTTCCGTTGACTTTGAAACGCGCAGCGCCGTCGATCTGCGCAAGACTGGTGTCTACATCTACGCCGACGATCCTTCCACGGACGTATGGTGCATGGCCTACGCCTTCGACGACGAAGAGCCGAAGGTCTGGACGCCGGGCGACCCCATCGACGTGCGGCTCGAAGACTACATTGTCGAGGGCGGGAAGCTGCGCGCTTGGAATAGCTCTTTCGAAAGAGTGATCTGGAACAAGATCATGGTGCCGCGCTACAACTGGCCGCGCACCGGAGCTTCGCAATGGTTCTGCACGATGGCGCAGGCCAGCGCGATGGGCCTGCCCCGCGCCCTCGGCCAAGCCGCCGACGTTCTCGGCGTGGAGCAGCAGAAGGACAAGTCGGGCCAAGCCCTGATGATGCGCATGGCCCGCCCCCGCCGCACCAACCCCGACGGATCGCACGTGTGGTGGGATACCCCGGACAAGATGGCCGCGCTCATCAGCTATTGCGAACAGGACGTGCGCACGGAGATCGCCGTGGCCGAGCGGCTGGTGGAGATGGACGCGCAAGAGCGCCAAGTCTTCCTGCTTGACCAGCGGATCAACGACCGCGGCGTGATGCTCGACCGTGACCTGCTGAACCGTGTCAGAGTATTGGCGGACAACAGCAAAGAAGAAATCGACGCGGAGA